CCTGCTGCGGCCCAGCCCATCGGGTTCCACCAAGACACGGCGATCAGCGCAGCACCCAAAAGAATCTGGCCCAAGCCATTGCCCCCGGCACCGGACACGACCGGCGCAATGGTGATGCGCTGCTGGCCACTGGGCTCGTGCAGTCGCTCCAGGCTCAAGGCGTCACGCCCGGCCAGTACCCGGTAGCCCACCCCGCGCTCACCAGATGCCACCAGCTCACGCTCGAAACTGGAGAAGTTGGCGCACAGGGCGCGCACAGCCTCAGCGGCTGAAGCCACTGCCATCCTGTGGCGTCGCCCGAAGCGCTTGCCCAGTTCACCGAGTAGAAGAATCGTGACCATTCAGAAGTTGATGTCTCAGGGTGTGGGTGGTGATCTTTTGCCAATAGCCGCCATAGACATCGCGACTGGAAAGCCTGCCCTGCAGGTGGTGCAGGATAAGACCATCGCCCAGGTAGATGGCAGCATGGTTCGGGACAGGCGACGCGACCTGCATCAGCAGGACATCGCCGGGATTCATGTCGGAGGGTTCCACCACATGGAAACCTGCGCCAGAAAAGTTGTCCAGATACAGATTCCCGCCGCGCTTCCACCACTCGTCGAAACGGGTGACGTCCGGCAGGTCAATGCCGCGCTCCTGGGCATACCAGTCACGGATCAGGGAATAGCAGTCGAGCACGCCATGCGCCCATTCGCGCCCGACCAGCGGGGCGACATAGCCTTGCGGGTGCAGCTCAGTCCAGTGCCCGGCCGGAAAACTCACGATGAACCAGGGCAGCGCCGTGGCTTCGCAAGCCACCCGGTCCGCTTGACTGGGTTCGGCTGGAAAATTCGGATGGGAGTGAAACACCCCTACGATCTCGCCAAGCTGGTCGACGCGCACGTAGTCTTCGGGGTGAATCACGAACTGGTCGGTCCCCACGCCGATGTTGCGGCAAGGAACATAGGTCTCCCGGCCCTTGTGAATGACGAGCAGGCCACATGCTTCGCGAGGAAACTCCCGAGCAGCATGGGCCAGCGCCAGCGTCTGGTTGGTCTCGAGCATCACCGGATCAACCCCGCTGCAGGAAACCCGCCAAAGGGCAACTCGGCGTTCGCGCCAAAGCGCTTCTGACAGGACACCAGGCGTTTGCCGCAAGCGTCCTGCGCTCGTGAGCTCACGGTTTCGTCATTGGCGTTGAAGTACGCGGTGCCGGTGTAGCCGCACTCGGCACCCCTGTACTGCCATGGGCAGACGTTTTGCACGATCTGCCGCCGGGGCAATGACACCCCTTCCAAATCAAAGGCAGCGGCCAACTCGAACTCGACCACATCACGGGTTTCACGCGACTTGCGGTCAATGAAGTACACATCGTCGGCAAACTCGGCTAAAGGATCGGCCGTGGAGTTGGCGCCTGAGGCGAAGTTCACCGCGTCCAGGTACTTCAAGAGCGTGCGCTTTCTGGTGACTTTGGCCCCCACAAGGTCCTGGTAGGACAGGATGAGCGCTGTGATGCTGCCCGTGACGTTGGCCACCTTCAGTTTGGGGCGAGGCACCTGACCGTTGCCGTTGAACTCGAAGCCTTCGGCCTGAATGGGAAACGGTTCATAGGTGTTGCCCTGCCAAACCACCTGACGGCGCAGCTCATTGGTACCCGCGTGAAACCGAACCACCCCCTCGTTGAAGAGAGACAGGTCCAGAACAAAGAGTTCAATGACCGCGCTCGGGGCCAGTTTCTGAATTTCTGAGGTGATGGCTTGGCTGGTCATGACAGATCAAACACCTGCCGAAAGGTGGCGTGGATGTTTTCCAGATTGGGTTCTTCGATGCTTCGGCTCCATTCCTCACAGAGGAACTTGCCCACAATGCCGCTCGGCGTGGTCCAGTCAAAGGACTGCACCGAGCCCCGTGCGCGCAGAAAGTTGTCGATCGCAGCAGCCTCTGCCGTGGACTTGCCCCGGAACTCCAGCGACCAGACCTCGGGCTGGGTGTTGATGCCATAGGCCAGGCGCTGCTCGTAGCCATCGCCAAAGGAGACCTTGCGGACATTGGGTTTGACGGTGAGGGACGCCCCGATCGAAGCGATCCAGGTGAATGTCGCCATGCGAGTCTTTCAATACATCACTGCCTACGGGGATCCAGCAGACCCCCGGCACGCTTCTGGTTGAGCAGCTCCTGGCGCACCGCGCTCGAGATCGCCCGGCCCAGTTCCTTACCTTCGCCCGCGTTGGTGGTCACCCCGCCCTCGACCACATTGACCGAGACGTTGAAGACATCCCCGCCACCGGATGAGGACTGGTTCATGGTCACGGGGATGGAGCGGCCATCAGGCAGCGGCACATAGGCCTCGGCCATGGAGCCCTCACCAAAGACCGCGAGCTGCGGTGTGGTGGCCACCCCGCCACTGGCGTACGCCCGCAGTGGCAAGGGCCCTGACGAAGTCATGACCCCGCCATCGGCAAATCCAAACAGACTGCCGAGTGCTTTGGCCATGGGCAGCGTGACTGCGCGCTGGATCTGGATGCGGATCAGGTCAGAGATGATGGAGGTGGCCAATGACTTGAAGTCGAGCTTGCCCGTCATCACGAAATTGGTGAGCGCATCGGTCATGCCGTTGAAGGCCTTGGTGGTCACCGCCTCCATCTGCTTGCCCACCTGCTCGGTCTCTTCACCGAGGGTGCGCAGCGCCTTGGCAAAACCTGCGCCTGGGTCTGACAACTCAAGAGCCCGTTGGCCCAGTAGCTTCGCGCCATCGGCTGCCTGACGGGCAGCCTCTTCGATGCGCCGGAAGGATTCGGCCAGCTTGTCATTGCCTGGGGTGGCTTCCACCATCTCCCGGGCCTTGGCCGCAAAGTCAGCCAGCTCATCCGCACTGGACTTGCGGGCAGCGGACAGACGCCGCAAGGCGTCGATCTCACTGATCGAACCGGTCTCGCGCAGGACCTTGATCTGCTCTTCGGTCGCGCGCAACTGGCCCTGGCTCCTGGCCACCTGCTCCTGCAGATCCTTGAGCGTTTCACCCGGCAGCTTGATCTCGCGCTCGAGATTGGACTGCTGGGCCTCGCGCTCGAGCTTCTCCCGGCGCATCGCGATCTCCGAGAGCTTGTCCTGGAGCTTCAATTTGTCCTGGGTGGTCTTGGCCACGGTGGCCAGGCCCCGTTTCAGGATCGACTCTTCCTGCGCATACAGCTCGCCCAGGCGATCCGTGAATTCCTGCTGGGCGCTCAGCCGAGCCTCGCTGGCTTCACGATAGCTGATGTAGCCCTGCCCCTCGTACAGGTCGATGATCTTTTGCCGGTCCTTGAGGAGTCCTGTCTCTACATCGGTGAGACCTTGCAGCTGCTTGATGTCACTTTCGATCTTGGCCATGGCCGCTGCGGTGAGCGCGCCCGTGGCCGAGTTGTAGTTCAGTTTGGGCTTGGCCGCCTCTCCGGCTGCTTCAGTTTCGCCCCGATTGATGGCATCGAACCGTTCCTTGACCGCGTCGGTCAGCAGCGGCATCTTCCACAGGCCGACATAGGCCTGGTTGGCCTTCTCGACGATCGCATTGCGTTTTTCCAATGCGGTCTTGAGGGTGGCCTGGTTCTCCTCGGAGAACGGGTTCAGCCCCTTGCCACCGGCGAGGAGCGTACCTAGCAATTCGATGTCGGCCCAGACCGCCTCGAAGCTACCCATGACCGCCTTGGCCATCTGGATAACCCCGCGCAGCGCATCGATCACGATGGCAATGCCGTAGGCCGTGTCCTGCGCCCAGGTCTTGAGCGTGCCATCGTCGCGCAGTTTGACCATAGCATCAGCGGTGTTGTGCGTGCCCAGCATCACGGCTTTGAGGTCGGTGACCAGTTCTTCCAGCGCAGGCAGCGCCGCCGTCACGATGGTCTGGGCCACGAAGTTGTGCTCGGCCCGCATCCGGCCCATGGCCTTGGAGGCTTTCTCGGCCGACTCGATTTCGGCTTCGGTGAGCCGGATGTTCAGGTCCTGGTTGGCGGCCAGGTCCTTTAGGAAAGGCAGCAAGCCAGCACCGGACTTGCCGAACAGTTCGAGCGCAATGGCCGTCTTGCCCGCTCCGTCCTCGAAGTTGGACAGTTTTAGGGCAATGTCGTTCATGACCTCGGCTGGATCGCGCAGGTTGCCCCCTGCATCCTTGGCCTTGATACCCAGATACTGCAGGGCCTGCGAAGCCCCTTTGGTCTCATCGTCCACACCGGCCAGCCCTTTGGAGAGCTTGGTCAGACCCACCCCGATCTGCTCCATGGCCACACCTGAAATCGTGGCCACGGGTGCAAAACCGGACAGGGCCGTGGCGCTCGCCCCGGTCTGCTCGGCCAGATCCTGCAGAGCGGCCACCGTTTCCAGCGTGTGCATGACCAGCTCTTTGAGCGCGCCCACCGATTCCACGCCAATGGCGATGGCAAAGGTGGTCTTGGCGACTTCGGCCACCTTCTCCAGGGAACCACGCATGGATTCGGCGTGACGTTCCAACAGCAGCGCACTCTTGCCCAGGTCTTCCCGGAAATCGGCCGTTTCCGCTGCGAGTTTGATCACCAGGGAGCCGATATCAGCCATGTTGCTTGCCTACCTTATGCGCGAACTTTGTGCGCGAACATGGCCTTGAATCGGGCCACATTGAGCTGCGTTTCATCTTGGGGTTGGGTAGCCTGGGGTTTGTCCAGGAAGGGCATGAAGTCCTCTGGCCTGAACGGCCCCGAATCCTTGGCCCGGTGGGCATTGGCAAAGGTGGAGGCCACCACACCACTCCTGTAATCAGCCCGATAGTCCCCAAAGGGCTCGAGCTGGTAGTACGCCATCCACTCGGTCAGCTCGTCCGAGCCCATCGATGCGAGCATCTCGCGCACCGGCAGGCCCAAAGCCAGCGCCAGCCGGAACACAAAGCGCCGCCAGGGATGACCGACTTCCCGGCCAATCTCAAAGGCGGCGCACTCATCAAGGTGCTCACCGCCCTGGGCAACGCAGGACTGATTGCCCCGCACAACAAGACGCCCGAGGGCAACACGCAGTTCGTGATTTCCACCGCAGGCCTTGAAGCGATCGGTTTGGCACCGCAGCAACCACCCAAGCAACGCGATGGCACCAAACAGGCCACCCTGATCGAGTTGCTCAAGCGCCCTGATGGGGTGAGCCTTGCCGAGATGGTTCAGGCCACTGGCTGGTTGCAGCACACCGTCAGGGGTGCAATGGCCGGCGCTCTGAAAAAGAAACTGGGCCTGAACATCGTCTCAGAAAAGACCGATGGCCAGGATCGCAAGTACCGCATTGTCTGAGGCACACATGAAAACCATGACCATCACCATTGAACGCAAGCCGATCACTGTCCGACTTGATGGCAAGGCCCTCGAAGTCGAAGAACTCAGCATCCGGCTGCCCTTCGGCCGCAAGCCCGCTGACATCACGGAAATCGCCGCCTGCGGCGACTACACGGTCTATGTCTCAGACACCCGGGAGATGACCCCCGAGGAGTTCGACGGCTTTGCGATGAACCTCTACAAGTCACGCGACTGGCTCAGGGGCAAAGGAGGCTACATCGGCAATGGCCGACTGTGTGTGGAGGTCCACGCTCCCGGCCGCCCTTACCTCTTCATTGACCCGTCTGGCGGCGATACCGCCAGGTACGTTGCCCGATTGGGCTGAACCGTCGAAAACACAGGAGATCCAAATGGCAGCCATCAACACCACACCGCAGATCGAAAACAACTACGACAGCTTCATCACCGAGCTGACCGCCCTCACCCGCAAATACGGGGTGGCCATTCAGTCAGTGGGCGGCGTGTACCTGGCAGATGAGCGCGGCGAGTTTGACAAGGTCACCTACAACGCCGACATCACCAGCGGCGACCTGTACCCGAATTTCCCGGGCAACTGAGCTCAGGCGCCCTGCGCCGCAGGGGCCTCTGGCACCGGTGCATCGCCAGCACTGGTGGTCAGCTCGGCGAACTTCACGCCATCCTCTTGACGCACCGCCTGCAGACCGGTGTACTCCTCCCAGCGCTTGACGATCACATCCACGAACTTTGGATCGAGTTCCATGAGCCGTGCCTGGCGCCCGGTCTTCTCGCAGGCAATCAGAGTGGTGCCCGAGCCACCGAACAGATCCAGCACGATGTCCCGGCTCTTGGACGAATTCTTGATGGCCCGCTCGACCAGCTCGACCGGTTTCATGGTCGGGTGCAGGTCGTTGACCCGGGGCTTGTTGTAGTTCCAGATGTCCGACTGATCGCGGTCACCGCACCAGAAGTGGTCTGCGCCCTGCTTCCAGCCGTACAGGATCGGTTCGTACTGGCGCTGGTAGTCGGCCCGGCCCAGGGTGAAGGTGTTCTTGGACCAGATGATGAAGGTGGACCACTTGCCACCGGCATCCAGCCAGGCCTTTTGCAGGGTGTGCAGCTCCGAGGAGCTCATGGCCACGTAACAGCCGCCCTTGGTGACCATCAACAGGTTCACGCAGGCGTCGTACAGGAATTGGTAAAAGCCATCACCCAGGGCGTCGTTGAGGATGCGCCGGTCCTTGCCCCGCATCTTGTCCTTGGCGTTGTTGCCATAGTCCACGTTGTAGGGCGGATCGGTGAAGGCCATGTCGGCCAGCTCGCTGCCCATGAGCTTTTCCACATCGGACAGCATGGTCGAGTCGCCGCAAAGGAGGCGGTGGTTGCCGAGAATCCACAGGTCACCAGGTCTGGATACAGGTTCCTTGGGTGTCTCTGGGACTGCGTCATCATCGGTCAAACCACCGCCGTCGTCTCCATTGATCAGTCGGTCGAGTTCGTCGTCACTGAAGCCCATAAGGCCCAGGTCGAAGTCGGCGTCCTGCAGATCGGTCAGCTCAAGTTTCAGCAACTCTTCGTCCCAGCCAGCAAGCTCAGCGAGCTTGTTGACACTGAGTCGAAACGCTTTGATCTGCGTTTCGGTCATGTCATCTCCCAAAAGCACAGGGACTGTTTCCAGACCAAGCTTCTTAGCCGCTTTGAGTCTCAAATGTCCGTCGATGACAGTGCCATCGCTCTTGGCAACAATCGGAACACGGAATCCAAACTCGCGAATTGCCGCAGAGACGGCATCAACAGCATGGTCGTTTTTGCGAGGATTTCGTGCGTATTCAATCAATCTTTGAATCGGCCAATACTCAAGCTGCTGCATGCACATCTCCCAGCACATTTTTCACACGTTGAATGACGTCATCAATGACCTGACGACAAACTCTGTTTGAACGGGCCAGATTCGCTCTTGAGAATCCGCAATGCACATGCAGGATGTAGATTGACATGAAATCAGTCGTGAATAATTTTCTGTTCTTTCGGCCTCCCAATCGTGGATTGAGAAGTCCTGTCCGGATGGCGTGAGCGTTGTTCTGGGCCACAGTTACCCACTCTAGGTTTTCAAGTCTGTTGTCTGACTTGTTTCCATTGCAATGGTTAACGACCTTGCCTACTTCAAGACCATGCCATGCACTCATAACCATCCGATGTCCTTTGACATGCTTTTTTGTGCCGTCAACACTCATTCGATAAACGCGGTATCCGTCAACATCCAGGGAGCCCTTGAGTTTCAAAGTCTCATACCGCCTGATCAATCGACCTGATTTACTGTATTGCTCACGGCACACCCGAAACATGTCTCCATTGCGGTCTACGGCATAGCAGTCGTTCTCAAGACAAAACCTGAATTCATTCACTCCGATGGAAGACAAATCAGCCGCAATCTGCGCCACTTGCTCATCGCTGTGGGTGCGGGCATTGCGGGCGTAGGGAATCAGGTTATCCACAGGCGTGATTCGAATTTCAGGGCGAATCTGGGCTTGGCTCATGCGAGTTCCTACAATGACCTGCAATCGAAAGCAGGTCAGATGAAGATTGAAGTAAAGAAAGGCGTCCTCGCCCGCAAGTTGGGCAAGGATTTCAAAGACGAAGGATTTGTCCCCTTGAACGTGGGGACCTACGAGGTTTCAGGCCCCGCTGAGCACGGGTACCTGGCTGTGACCGTTTCCGCTGACCTCACCGGCTTCATCCATGTGGACAAGCTCGAGGAATTCGTGAAACAGGACCTTGTGGTGCTTTGCTGAATCAAGTTGCTTTGATTCCCAAGGTATCGAGAATTTATCTTTTTTCTCGCCGAAATGCGACACCCTTTTTTCGGCCAATTTACGCAATCACCGTCACTCTGACAGCAAGCGTCTGAACCCACTGGAAATATTGCCCAAAATTGCCAATCACGGCTCCGGGCAATACTCCAGCATCCCTGCCTCACGTGGTGATCTGGTGGATCACCTGCAGCATGGCGTACTGCCAGTGGCGCTGCGCGGTGCGTGAGCAGCAGCCAAAGCGCTGGCCAATGTCACGCCACCCGTAGCGTCTGGCTCGCATCCACACCAGTTTTCGCTGCTCCACCTCCAGGCACTGGATCCAGCGCATGACCTCCAGCATCTCGTCGACCTCCTGGGGTGTTGGCGGGAATTTGATGTAGCGGCGCTCTTCGACCGCGCTGCGCTCCGTGCCTGTGGCCTTGATGTCGGGCCAGTAACTGACGTAGCCCTGCACCCGGACGGCGGGCAGACGGTAGGCCGTGCGGGCGGCCTGCCGAAAACGCTCGCCGATGCTCTCGATGGTGTGTTCATCCAATTTTTCCCCCTTTGCTTTTTGACCCATAGAGCCGGTTGCCGATGCGCTCGATGAGTTGTTGTTCCAGAAAATCGAGCCGCGCATCACTCGAGGAGATGACGAGCAGGTGGTTGTTTTGCCAGCCGTCCCTCTTGGTGCGTTCGATGTCCATCGGGATGGGCTGGGCGCGGCCCAGCGGAGACGGGTAGCGAGGAGCCGGGATCTTCATCTCACACCTCCTCGTGGTTTTGGATGGCCAGGTGCAGCAAGGCGATGGCATCGGCCTCGTTGTCATCGCTCACGTGGAACCCGAGCTCACCGACAGCCCGGATTACCTCGTCCTTGGAGGCATTGCCCTTGCCGCTGATGTGGCGCTTGATGGTGCCCACTGGCACGCCCTCATACGGGATCTGGTGGTGCTCGCACCAGGCGGTGAGCGTGGCCATGAGACCGCCGTAGACGTGCGCAGCGTCTACCCCGAGGTGGCGGCGCACCTCTTCGAAGCACACGGCGTCGATGCCTTGCTCGGTTGTGGCCTTGATTTCGGTGAGCCAGCGCTTGAAGCGCAGAAAGCGCATGCCGCCGCCTTCAAAGCGCTGGGGCTTGAAGCTGGCAAAGCCGTGTGTGATGGCTGCAGCCTGATCGCGCAGCGCCCATCCCGTGGTCGTGCCCAGATCGAGGGCCAAAATCGTCTTGAGTGTCATGGTGGTCCTTGCTCTGACGCACCGACGCATATCGACGTTGTTTTCTATATTCCCTCTATTACGCGTACGCGTGAGACGTCGATAATAGGAAAACAGCGTCGAGCTGTGTCATGCGTCAGTCGTGTGTCTGAAAGTGAATTCTTTTGAGTTTGTTTTCGGTTTGCTTTTGGTCTCAGTCGACCTCGTGGGGCGTGAAACGAACGGGTGCGCCCTGCTTCAAACCGATGCCTTGGAAGCCCCGCACACCACTTGAGTTGCGCCATCGCTCCACGCCTTTGGAGATCAGCAGGTCAGAAAACCGCCGCTGCGAGCCCTGGTATTCCCCGTTCGTTTCGGCCCACTGCTTCCAGTCGTTGTAGAGCTCAAAGGTCAGTGACTTGGCGTTGCTCACCAGCACACAGCGCTCCTCGATCCAGCGGCCCATGACGTCCTCGGACTCGAAGTACTCGTTGGTGGCAGACGTCACCGAGGTGGGCTGCTTCAAGCCCTCGCGCTGCCACATGAGGCAGCCCTGCACGGCCCAGGCCAGGATGCCGTCGCGCTCCTTCAGGAGCTTGGACTGCAGCTGGTGATCGCGTTTTTCAGGCGGGATGGACAGCGTGAAGGGAATCAGGTGCATGCGCCGCTTGATTGCTTCATCAATGTTGCGAATGGCGGGCTTGTGGTTGCCCGAGATCACGATCTTGTAGGCGGGCACGTAGGTGAAAAAGTCCTGGCGCATGAAGCGCGCCGAGACCCGGTCACCGCCGGTGATCTCCTTGATCTTGGATTCGTTCCAGCGCCTGCCCTGCTCGGTTTCCGTGGCAGTGACCAGGCGTGAGCCCATGAGCCCGGCCAGGTCCGTGGGGTGTCGGTCGTTGCGCGACTCCATGAAAGTTTCCATGGGCGCATTGGCGGCGTAGTCCCCCATGATGGTGAACAGGGTGTTGACGAACACCGACTTGCCGTTGCCGCCCGTGCCGTAGAGGAACAGCAGTGCGTGCTCTGTGGTGAGGCCTGTGAGGCAGTAGCCTGCCATGCGTTGCAGATAGGCCAGAAGCTCGGCATCGCCTCCGGTGACTTGCGCCAGAAACGCCAGCCACTGCGGACACTCGCCTCGGGGACTGGCGGTCGTGATCTTGGTCATGCGGTCGATGCGCTGGTGCGGCCGAAGCACCCCGGTCTTGAGCTCAATGACGCCCTCGGGGGTGTTCAGGAGCCAGGGATCGGGGTCCCACTCTTCGATGTTGGCAGCGTGCTTGGGGTCGGAGCGGATGATCCGCTCCACCGACCCAATGGAGGAGGCGCTGGCCAGCTTGGATTTGAGCTTGGGCGTGTCGGCCTTGCGCGAGGCTGCGCGGCAGATGCCCCGCGAGAGGTGCTGCACGTAGAGCATCTTGTCCTCGATCCAGCGCTTGCCGTTCCACCAGAACCACTTGCCCAGCTGTGCGCAGTAGCGCAGGTCAATGCCATAGCGGTTGGTAAAAGCAATCGCCAGCCCGTCCTCGGTGCTCCAGTTCACCCCATCGACCAGATCGACCGATGAGGTGTCCATCTCCGACGGATCCGGGTCCTTGGCAATGGGCAGCCTGTGCCCGGTGAGGATGAAGCCATCTACATCGAAGGCGACGTCGCCATCGCTTTGTGCCTCGCTCTGCCCTGAACCCTCGGCCAGCGCGTCGGCAGCGTCCCAGCCTGTGGGCTTGAAATCTGGAGGGATCAGGATGTCGCACGATCGTGCGCCCGCCTCCAGTGCGGCCTTGGCGGCCGACTCGGCGTAGCTCCAGCCAGGCGCGTCCTTGTCCGGCCAGATCAGCACCGCCTTGCCCTCAAGGGGGCGCCAGTCAGTCTTGTCCACCGGCGCGTTGGCCCCTTGCATGGCAGTCGTCGCGCAGTACCCGGCATCGATCAGCGCCTGCGCGCATTTCTCACCTTCGACCAGGATGACCGTCTCGGCAGCGAGCATGCCCGGCTGGTTGTACAGCGGCCTGGGGGTGGGTGGCGCCATGCGGCGCTTTTTGACATCCCAGGGCCGAAACTCCTTCTTGCCGGGCTCAGGTTCATAGCGCGAGACCACGGCGATCAGCTTGCCGCTGGCGTCCTGATACTCCCACTTGGCCGTGGGCACCCCCAGCTCATCGACTGCGGGGCCGGTTTTTTTGGACCTTGCCTTGGGGATGTCCAGCCTGGGCATGCCCAAAATCTCCTGGGCGACTTCGATGACCCGAGAGAACTCGGTCTTGATGTCCAGATGCCGGTTACCGGCAATCAGGTGGAACAGATCGCCACCGGTGCCCTCTGCCCTGTCGGTCCACAGCCCTGCCTTGGGGCCACTCAGGACCACCTCCAGGCTGTCGCCTGCCGCGCCATAGACGTTGCCCACATAAAAGCAGTTGCGCCGGATCACGCCTGCGGGCAGCAGGTGCGTGAGCACGCTCTCGGCGTTGTCGAGCAATGCAGCTCTCACCCGCTCGCGCATCTGCCCTGCATCGCCCGGTCCCTTGCGCTCTGGCGCATCGCCCTGTTCATTGAAATCAAGCACTCTTTTCCCCCTTCTTGTTCTTCTTGATGGCGCGCGTTGGCGCCTGCGGGCTCATGAATCCGGTCTTGAGCGCCACCTCACGGATGAAGTTGGCGTCAAGGCTGACGGTGCCCGCCCAGATGTCCAGGCGCTCGTCGTGCATGAAATTCCACGCACGGCTTTGCTCCACAGGCGTGGCATACAGGCAGTCGTGGATGGCCTGGCAAATCATTCCGACCACCAGATTGGCCTCGGGGCACTGGGGTTGTGCCTGGCGCGAGAGCATCTGAAAGATGGCAGAAATCCTGACCAGCGGCTGGGCTGGCTTGTGCAGCTTTCTGGGATCGATCACCATCACGCACCTCCCCAGCAGCGGTCCGCCCAGGAGCAAAAACGACACTCGAAGTGCGTCTGGTCCATGAAGGCGCGCGGCAGCAACTCGCCCACCTCGGTGGCCTTGAGGATGCGTGCGGCCCGATCGGACATGCGCTGCGCCAGTTGCGCATCAAATGGCACCAGCTCGGCGTAGATCTCCATGGTGTCGGCGTTCACGGCTGTGAAGAGCGCCGGGTGCTCGTGCAAGTCCAGATAGCTCTGGTACACCGCAACCTGCGCGGCGTAGACGGGCTTGGAGACTGCCAGCTTGTGCTTAACCAGGTCCTTCCAGGACTTGGCGCTCAGGCACTTGTTCTCCCACAGCGCGGGGTACGCAAAACCATCGGGGCCGCCGAGCAGGATGCCGTCGATGTGCCCGCGAAGGCGACCCTGTGCGAGCGAGAATCCGAACTGGTGGCCATCGCTCTTGTGCGTTTTGAGATCAAAGCCCGCCATGC